ATCAAGGCACTAGAGCAAAACATAACTGGATTGGTGTAACAGGCAACACATGGGTCATCTGCGTCCCAAGTTACAAGATCAACGCTTGTATTCAGTATATACTAAACCGTCATGGCGCAGCCAAACGCCCCTACATTACATCGCACCGGTGCATCAAGTCACTAGAGCAACTTTAAGGGAACCTACGGTGCCAAGCATTGCGCCCCTCTGACCCCTCCCTTTAAGTATGGGCAAGGGGTCAGAGGGGACACAAGGCACTGCGTTTCGCAGCATGTCCCCTACTTAGCACCTGTAGCTCAGCGGCAGAGCATTACATCGTTTGTCTTTAAACATGACTGAATAAGTCCGAATTGACGAATGGTTATCGCCTCATAAGTGAAAGGTCGCAGGATCGAAACCTGCCGGGTGCAATTTACACTTTAGTTGCTTTACAGAAACAACTCGTCATTGTCAGATGTATACCCCCCTTAGCTCATCGGCAGTAGCGCAGGGCTCATAACTCTGAGGTAACAGGATCAACACCTGTAGGGGGTATTCATTCTATTTTTTACATTGGAAATAAATATAAATATTCAAATTTGTATTTTAAGATATTTAAGAAAAATATATTATATATAATATAATGTATTTTTTATCAGTTCTATCAATTTTTAAAAATGAAATAATGAATTTAAAAGTATGGATCGAACATTATTTATGGCAAGGCGTAGATCATTTTTACTTGATTGATAATGGTAGCACCGACAATCCTTTACACATTTTGCAAGAGTATATAAACAAGGGAATAGTTTCTTACTATTACAAAGAAGAAAAACATATGCAAGCAGAACATTATAGATGGGTATTTGATACAGAGCATCTTAAAACAAAAACATATTGGTTAACTGTATGTGATTTGGATGAATTTTTTTATGGAGTAAATAAAAAATTAAGAACAATAATACAAAGGTTAGGATATTATAATGTTATTTATGCAAATTGGCTAATGTTTGGATCTGATAATTTAATAAAACATCCGGAAGATATTAGAACTAGTATAGTTCATAGAGTCCCAGAAATACATGAAAATACTAAATATATATTTAAACCTAGATGTATTACAAATAGTTCCATGATTTGGATACACGGATTAATATATCCAAAAACAAAATACAATATTATTAAAAGACATCCTAAAATTATAACTGCTAACAAGTTTATAAAATTAAATCATTACCCTATTCAATCTCTAGATTTTTTTAAAGAAGTTAAAATGACTAGGGGAGATGTAACTTCAGAAAATAACGTAAGAGATCTAAATTATTTTGAAAGCTACGATAAAGGGACAATTTATAAAGACGGTACACTTAAAAATTTGATAGAAAATCCGCCACCGAATTATTAATTACCATGCTTCATTGTATTTTTAGATTTATTGGTTATTGTGTAATAACAATATAAATGTGTTGAATATACATTTTTCATATATTATATAGGTTATCAATATAAATATACGTTGGTATATTTATATTAGTAGTGGAGTAACCAAACTCAGCAGTCTGTCAGCCCATAATGCAACCTCAAAATCAAAATCAAACATTTTCTCAAGGAAAATTAACAAAATCAGAATGGAATAATATGGAAATCCCGGTTTCCTCTGACGAATTGACGATAATAAAATTAATCAAAGAAAGTTATCATGATGTTCAAAAAAAATATAATAAAAACGTTTCCATGATTGGAGTGTTGAAAACATCTTCCTACGAAGAAATGCACTCGCATTTATATAAAAAATATTTTGAAGAAATTGTGAATGAAATGATTAAAAAACATAAAATAGCACCTGTATCCGGTGTATCTGTATCCGCATGTCATTCGGCGACGACGACGGATAATGTAAAAAATAAACATGTAAAACAAGGACAAGGTCAAGGATCCATAAAAAAAATAGATGCAATTCGAATTGAAAATAATAAAGATGGAATCAATGTAAAGACAGTGTATGAATTTACCATTTTAAGAATATGCAAACTACTACTTGATAAAAAGGCAATTTGGAATAAATATAAACAAGAGAAAGGCGATAAAAGTGATAAAAGTGAAAGCGGCAACAGTGATGACGACGAGAGTGACGACGACGACGACGATGACGGAAACGACATTGCAAGCTGCAGCTGGATGTCTTATCATTATGCACTTATGGTAAATTTAAAGAATCACATTGACCACGTAAACACACACGTTGTTGCATTTGTAAAACACTTGCTTGAACTGTGTGAAAACGACTTGGACGTGTTTCATTTCATAAAATATTCTGAGTACTATATTGAAAAAAATCACTTGTGCACAAAATATCAAGACGTTGGATTATACGAACACCAAAAACAAATATTCACGTATTGCAAAGTACCAAATCCAAAGCTTATTTTATATATTGCACCAACAGGAACTGGAAAAACGCTGACACCAATCGGTCTATCCGAAAAACACAAAATAATATTCGTTTGCGCAGCACGCCATGTCGGACTCGCACTAGCCAAGTCGGCAATATCGATTCAGAAGCGCATTGCATTCGCTTTTGGATGCAGAAGCGTTGACGATATACGACTGCATTACTTTGCAGTAAAGGAAGCAACAAGAGACTGGAAAACCGGCGGGATACGAAAGGTGGACAACAGCGTCGGAGACAATGTTGAAATCATTATTAGCGACATTCAATCCTATTTACACGCAATGTTTTACATGAACGCATTTAATAAGCCCGAAGACATCATATTGTTTTGGGATGAACCGACAATTACAATGGACAATCAATCGCACGAGTATCATGAACTTATTCACAAAAACTGGAAACAGAATATTATACCCAATATAATTCTTTCATCTGCAACACTTCCACACGAAAGGGAGCTGCAAACGACGATCGCAGATTTCAAAACTCGGTTTGTAAACGGAGACGTTTTCAGCATTGTGAGTCACGATTGTTGCAAATCAATTCCAATTGTAAACAAGGGCGGCTGCGTTCAACTTCCGCACACACTTTTTTCAGAATACTCTGATGTGCTGAGCAGCGTTGCTCATTGTGAAAAAAATAAAACGTTGTTGCGATATTTCGGAATTAATAAAATAAGTGAATTTGTTTCATTTGTAAACAAGAACGAACTGTATTCAAATTCGCGATACAGCATTTCAAGATATTTCTCATCTTTCAATGAAATTACACTTATCAGCATTAAAATTTATTATTTGATTCTTCTGAAAAATATAAAACAAGACCCTGCAGTTTGGAAACAAATATACGAGCATTTTCATTCCGGTGAAGGTGCTGACAATTTATATGAATCCACCGGATATGTAACCACATCAGATGCACACACGCTTACTGACGGACCCACAATTTTCTTGACAAATGATGTTGAAAAAATAGCGAGTTTTTGCCTTCAAACTGCGCAAATACCGGCGCAGCTCATTGACGACATTATGAGCACAATCCAACATAATAATAAATTATGCGAACAAATTGAATGCGTCGAAAAACGCATGGAAGATTTGCTCAATGATGCGGAAAAAAAAACAGCGGGAGCGGCGGGTGGAGGAGATGGGGCTTCAAAAAAAACAGAAAAAAAATCAACCAAGTTTTTCGATAAAAAATTGGATGCTGGCGAAATTAAAGAACTGAATAATAAGTTGCAAGCGCTAAATGAGCAAGTGAAGCGGGCGGCGCTCAATGATTTATTCGTGCCCAATCGACCTGCTCATTTGAAAAGATGGCACGACGATGCAACTGCAACTGGAAGTCAAAACAAAAATAATAAGCCATGGTCATGCGACATTCAAGACACATATGTGGAAAAAATCATGTTATTGGCTATTGAGTCTCACTGGAAAATTCTGCTTTTAATGGGAATTGGTGCAATCACAGACCACAAAAATGCAAAATATAATGAAATTATAAAAGAGCTCGCACAAGAGCAAAAACTGTTTTTAATCATTGCATCTTCTGACTATATTTATGGCACAAATTATCAGTTTTGTCACGGATACATTAGCCGCGATTTACACGACATGACGCAAGAAAAAACAATTCAGGCAATGGGGCGTGTCGGCAGAAACAGCATTCAGCAAGACTACACCATTCGATTTCGAGATGACGACTTGATTAAAAAATTGTTTTTACCTTCTACCAATAAACTCGAAGCAGATAACATGAACAAGCTGTTTTCTTCTGCATAGCATAACAGGTGTGGATAATACCAACGTAAATAATAAATGCAAACCCATATAAAGAGTTGGACACAATTAATATAGCATAGGAACACAAATACAAGTACTCCAACCCAACCCCAATACACACGATGAGCTCTGCCGATTCCGAATCAAAACAATTGCTGGCTACTACTACGCCGGCTCAAAAAATTACAAAAGGTGATGTTGTAAATAAATTCAAAGAACTGCATAATAAACATTATGTTACAAGAGGATACATGATTCACACTGTGAGTGATGTATTTTCAAAACAATTTTGCGAAATGCACGCCAAAGCCGGACTTGAATGGAAGGTGGAATATAATCAATATGCAGAGACACGCGTCCGTGTCGCAGAAATAAAAACCTTTGTTTTCGGAAAGCCAATTCTTGTGGCACTAGAGCGCCCAATTAAACAAGTACATCGTTCAGAATTTGAATATCATTTTGGATTTGGTGGACACTGTCAGGGTTACAGTGACACGAGACTGATTGCCCGATTTCTAGGTCAGTTTGATAAAGATTTGAACTATGAAGAACTTTTGAATCCCGCTGATGAAGAAAATACAACACCGATTGATGAAACTTATGTGAAAAATGTGCTCAAGCTGTTTATTATGGGAGGCTACATTAAATACTGGAAAGCGTATTACGAGTTCAGAGACTGGTTCATGGAAAATATGGATGAAAGCGTTCGAGGGGAGTTGTCGCTGGCAATGTCTCGTTCGAATTTTGAGAAGGACTTTTCCACTGGTCCAGAAATCGACAGAATGACCAAGTCCATTTTTGAAGAATATGAACTGCGTTTGAGTCATCCATTCTAGATTTTGAATTGATTCGTTGGATATAAATATAAAAAAAATATAAAAATAAAACATACAACAATATAGATGTCAATTCGTCTAATAGATGGAGTATTTGTGTGTGTTTGTATTTCCTTTTTATTTTTGAAGATGCATTGTGTTTATCAAATACTTATAGCGTGAATTACATATTTTGTTTTTTAATATAATTGAATGCAATGCATAATTATATTAAAATAATTAAAATCATAACTGTAATGATTGTAACACGCACAAACAGTGTTTAATTGCTGTAAGCAAGACCACCCATACCACTCATTACACGGAGAACGTTGTAGTTGGTGGCATAGACACGAACTTTGGCAGTCTTGGTTCCCTCAACGGTGGCGTTGGAAAGAACAAGCTGAAGAGTTGCATTGTCAATGCGGGAGAAGTTGCAACTCCCGCTTGGCTGGTGCTCTTCGGGCCTCAACGCGAATGAATACACGTTGATACCGGTGTCAGGAGTGCGGGTGTGGTGCTGGTAGGGCTGAACGAGGTCAAAGTAAGTTCCTTCACGCTCAGAGAAGCGGTCCTGACCGTTGAGCTGGAGTTTGGCAGTCACGACGGGGTTCTGACCCCAGCAATGCAGGGGAAGAGAGGTCTCGGACATAACAAAGGTGCCGGCATCGGACACACCAGAGTTGCCGTAGACGTGGTCCGGGTGGCCGGGAATGGTGCTGTAGGGGGGAATTTGTTGAGCGAAGTTGGATTCGTTGTAAGCAATGCCGTGATCGTTCCACCACTGGTCAGTAGTGGGAACAGTAGTTCCTTCATCAATAGCACCGGCATCGTAGAAGAGACCGGAAGCATCAATGTATTGTTCAACGGCATCAGGACCTCCGAATGCGTGAATGGCATTGGGAAGGGCATCAACTGCGTCAGTGTAGTTGAAGGGCTGGGCGCCGAGAAGACGGTAGAGAAGCTGATTGCAGTCGAGGGATGAACAGTAGTCAACGTTCTGATCTGGCTGAACGATCCAAATGAGTTCTTTCACGGGGTGATTAAAGTTGAGTTTAATCTTGTTGGAAGAAGAACCAACTGACTCGTCACCGGTGAACTGCAGCTGTTCAATGAGGTACTCGTGGGGGTTCTGAGCCATGCGCCTGCGCTCATCAGTGTCCAAAAACACGTAGTCGACGTACAAGGATGCGGCAACGAGGGACTGGTTATAAGCGGCAGTAACACGACCACCATTGGCTGCGCACTGGGTGGTGTTCAAAGAGCCAACAGCCCACAGACACTCGTCAATGGGACGAATATCGAGGTTAATCTTGACTTCGTGGTACTGAAGAGCGATGAGGGGAAGGGCAAGACCAGGATTGCGGCAGTACCAGAACTGAAATGGCACATAGAGAGTGGTTTCAGGGAGGGCATTGCGGGGAGCGCAAACTTGACGAGGAGCGTTGCTCTGGCAAGGACCGTCAACATCATTGAATGAAGGGTCAGTAATAAAGGTGAGTTCAGTGGTGTTTCCAACCATTCCGTAGTAACCAGGTGTCTGGTCAACGGGTAAAGTGAGGTTATTCCAAATGTGCATCCAGTCACCGTACTGGCGGTCAATGCGCTGACCACCGATTTCAACTTCAACCTGAGAAATGAGCTGTTCACCGGGAAAATCGAGCCAACGGGCATAAACACCGTTAACGCCGGTGGCAACATTGTTCCTCATACTCTGGTTAATTTCAGGAAGAGTGACCTGAAGGTAAGTGCGGTATGCAAGATCGCCGTTGCGGCTAATGGTGCAAGTCACGCGACGACCGAAATCGGCCTGACCGTTAAAAGTCTGTTCAATAGACTCCATTGCAAAGTTGGTGTGACGTTTGTAAGATACTTTCCAGAAAGTAATCTGAGGGTTTCCCGTCAGATAAACATCCTGGGCGCCATAGGCTACAAGTTGCATTAATCCTCCTGCCATTTTATGTTGTTATAATATTGCTAAAGAAAAAAATTTTACGTTTGTGATTTAATTAAATTAATTTATTTAATTAAATTCGAATTATTGAAAATACTCAAATACTTATCGGAAACCCTTTACATTCAAAAATACCTAAACAAAAAAATAATATCAAAAAGTCAGAAAAACTCAGAAAAAGTCAGAAAAACTCAGAAAACGTCAGAAAAAGTATTGAAAAAAAAGTAATAAATCGTTAAAATTATTCTAATGTAAAATTATCTAATAAAAAATCTTTCAAATAACCTGCTTGATAAACGTGCTTGTCGCCCTTGTGTCTTTTTGAACAGAAATATTTATTGCCTATCTTTTTCAATTTCCACTCATTTTCTAAAGCATTATATATAAAATTCCTTAAACAACCATCGGAAAATTTAATATTTGTTTTATGTTTATTTTCACATTTTTCGTTTGATAATTCTCCTTCATCTTCTTTCAAATACTCTTCCAACCTTATTAGTTTTATTTTCACATGTCGTCCTGTATTTTTCTTCAAAATGTATTCCTTTTCTTTTTTATTTTTATCAAGAGTTTTATCATGATAATTTACATTTTTTTTGATTGTCCAATTATTTTCTAAATGTTTTATTAAAACACTCATTTTATGATATTCAACGTTGTCAATACTGTCATTATAATTGCAGTTGTATTTGTCAATTGCAATTGCTGACCCGCGAATTGTAGTACACTTGTTCTTGTCTGCTTTATCGTCTGACTTGTCCGACATGAGATTATTTTACCAAATTTATTTTTTGATTTTTAATTGTGTGGTTGTAAAAAGTTGTTTTGTTATGATTAAATGAGAAAATCTTACTTGACATTTGCCGATTTTAATAAATCACAACAAAATAAATGTGTTTCTTCTAAAATTTAGAAATAAGAATAGATTTCGAAAAATAAAATTATAATCGAAAATAAAAAATTATAAAATTAAAAGTAGAATAATATATATACAAATTTCTTATTAAAGTTTTTTAATATAATATTATATATCAAAATATTCATAATATTATTTTTTTGTAATTTTATTTTTAATGCCATCGTTTAAATATAAAACAAATAAAAAAATCATAGTAGATGACAAAAGTATTACCACTCTAGATAACCGACACAGAGAAATGCAGTTATATTTCTCCAATGTCGAAAATGTTATCATTCCCAGTCTTTTAAATGAAAAAAAAAAAATACAAAAAACTTTATCTGAAAAACATGATTATGACACTCATGACAATGCCATTGAGACCGGTGGAATAAAAAATGAAAATAAAACCAAAATTCCAATAGAAAAACAACTTGAAATAAAAGACCGACTAGCTGAAATTAAAACTGAACTCCGCACTCACAAAAATAATATAAAACAATACTATTTGAATAACTCCAAATACATTTTCGATTATTTCGAAAATAAAAAGGAAATCTCAAATGGAAATAATAAAACGAAAATTTTAAATTCATTTTTTAAAATAGATACTACCACTGAACGTGTTAATGAACTGACATCAATGAATGATAATAATGTAAAAAAATTTTTATCAAATATTGACCAGTCATTTATCAACGTGAATGATTTCGTATTCCAGACTGGAACTTGCCAGCATTGCAAAAGCGGCGAACTTATTCCGGTGGAGCACGAAGGCATTCTCGTGTGCAACAACTGTTCAAAATATGTTGTATACTTGATTGAAAATGAAAAACCGTCTTATAAAGAGCCGCCCAAAGAGGCGTGTTTTTATGCGTACAAGCGCATTAATCATTTTAAAGAAATTATGGCACAGTTTCAAGCGAAAGAAACTACACAAATTCCACCAGAAGTTATTGAGAATATTAAATTACAAATTAAAAAGGAGAGAATAAGTCTCTCCAAGTTTACAAATTCAAAAGCAAAAGATATTCTAAAAAAACTAGGTTACAATAAATTTTATGAACACATTCCTTTCATAAAAGATAAACTCGGAATTAAACCGCCGACAATGACGCCCAATTTGGAAGAACTGTTATGCAATCTCTTTATGGAAATACAGGGACCTTATGCCAAGTTTTGCCCGGACGACCGTGTCAATTTTTTAAACTATTATTACACCATTTATAAACTGTGCGAGTTAATCGGACAAACACAATTCCTTCCGTATTTTCCTCTCCTTAAAGACAGAGAGAAACAAATAGAGCAAGATGAAATATGGAAAAAAATATGTTTTGAACTCAACTGGGAGTTTATACCGACTCAGTAGAAATCAATAGCGAAAGTAAGAATGAAAAGTAAAGTATTTGTTAAAAGTATTTTCTGCATATAACAATATAATAATTAATTACGTAATAATATTAAATATACTTTTTGATATATTTAATATTATTATTAATTTATTAATATTATTACTTTTATACAAATAACTTGGACATTGTGAATATGAATATGAATACAAAAATCAATACAACAAATATAATCAACACAAGTACAATAACTGCAACAACCTCAAATTCTGAAATAAAAAAATTAAAAATACATTGCGACATTATAGAGAAACTAGATTACTTTATAAAACAAAAAAAAATTCCCAATATTATTTTTCATGGTCCATCCGGGTGCGGAAAAAATGTTCTTGTAAATGATTTTATTAACAATGTCTACAATGGAAATAAATTAGCCATACATAATTATGTCATGAGTGTAAACTGTGCTCATGGAAAAGGCATTCGATTTATTCGAGAAGAATTAAAATTTTTTTCAAAAACAAATGTTGATTTGAAAGATGGAGACATATTTAAAACGGTTGTCCTTTTAAATGCAGATAAACTCACAACTGATGCTCAGTCTGCTTTAAGACGCTGCATTGAACTTTTCAGTCGTTCTACCCGCTTTTTTATCATTGTTGAAGATAAATATAAATTACTTAAACCAATATTATCAAGATTTTGCGAAATATATATTCCAGAACCTATTATAAATAACTGTGTAACAAATTTACACACGTACAACTTGAACAACATCTATAATTTTAAAGATCTTGATACGACACGCAGATTATATTTGAAAACACTTTTAACTGGAATAATAAAAAAGTATGATGATGCTTGCCTGGAAGTAGAACCGTCGCCGCTGCCACCCAATCAACTTCAAACTAAAAAGCAACGTGTCATTTCAGAATGCATGTTATTTGTTGCGAAATTATATAATAAAGCATTTTGCAGTGTCGATTTGCTTTATTATATTGAACACAACTCTAAAATCGATGACCTTAAAAAATACGAATATTTAATTACATTTCAAAAAATAAAGAGAGAATTTAGAAATGAAAAATTATTAATGTTATTTATTTTATATTTTTTAATATTTCGTAGCGATTTGACTTTAGAAAATATATCGTTCATGTAAAGTAGTTTAAACATTTCTGATTTCTGAAAATGGACGATTTTGTGCTTGGAAATTTGCAAGAGTCGCGAAATGAGTTTTGCGCACGTCTTATCAACATCTTAACGCCGCACGTCATATTTGGTTTAAAATCTATTTTTGATGAGGCATGGAGACTCTGCATTGATAATGACGAGGTGCCAAAATACTTGATGACATTTCAAAACTTTTTGATGCGTGTGCCGAAATGGAATGCCGCAATTATAGAACAAGAGGCAACGCGCATTGTGGAACGAAGTGGTTGTGGTCATATTGAAGAACTCATTACGTGCGTCCACATTGTCCAGCTTAAAATGCTCACGTGCATGCGAGCTGGAAGTAAACAAAAAAAAATCGACATCGCTATACCCAAATTATCTGACTTTATTCACAAGGTTTACATTAATTCCGCAAGAAAAGTGTATTCAAATGTATTTTTATTTGAAAAAAGCAAACAGCATTTGCAAGTCCAAAAACATAACCGTCAGCTCGAGCTCATAGTAAAAGAATGCATTCTCAATACGGTGCGCGAAAGTATCCCAATAGAGCATCTGTTGAAGGTCTATATGGAAGATGAATTCATCGAAGAAGACACTGAAGTGGTTGACACGGAAGAAATTATATCTCAGGACCCGGTAATTGAAAAAGAAGAAGAAGTGCAGCAACAAGAGCAAGAGCAACAACAAGAAGCTGCCGCCGTCATTGCGGAAGCTGAAGATAACGTGACAAAGCGCCAAACAATCACATTTGACGACATTGACAGAGTAAGAGTTTTGGGTTCTGATTCAGAACAACATGCAGAAGAATTTGTAAATGCTCCGAAAACTTTAGAGAGATTAGAAGAAATAAGCATTCGAAATTTTGCAAAACGTAAAGAAGAAGAAGACGGATATGATGATGACGATGGCGAAACCGATGATACACTGCGCATTGGCGACCCTGTAAGTCTTGGAGATTTAGACGTGGATGAATTTTCATTTGATTCGTAAAAAAAATAATTAATATATGAATTAATAGAGTATAAAAGAAAAAATGGATAATATATTTGTAGTTGGTTGTGTTATATCTACCGTCTTTTTTTTAGCAAAGTTTTTAGAAATGAGATTTTCTGTTGAAGAACCTAGACCTCTTAAATACTTGATGCGCGACACTGTGGTTGTTTACGCCAGCTGCATTATTGGTTACTATTTGCTCCTACAATTTCAGTCAGAAGTTTCAAGTGGCGGTGGTTCCATCGAAGTATTTACCGACAATCCAGGTTTCTAGTAAAGAGAACTGACCGACTCCCTTAGTTCATATTGTTTAGAGTGTTGAACAGTTTAAGTTTTAATTTTGTAGCATTTTCATTAAAACTTAGAATTCGAGCATTATTTGTGTGGTATACTGAGCCAACCTTGTCATTCATCATTATCAACTTGTAGTTTTGATTTTTCCAATCTGTGAAAGCCCGTAGTAATTTTTTAAAAATCTTGTTGACAAACTGAACCGATAATTCTTCATCTGTCAATTTCGTCCAGTTTTTAGAAATATAGATCAAAATATCGCTTTTTGACCCTTTAATTGAACAAATTGGGACGTGATCAAATGTTTTTTTTTTCAAATCATCCACAACGAAACTGCATGCCCAATCACAAATGTCTTTTGAATTAAATAGCTTTTCCAAGTCTTCATTTGTTATTTCTAGCGCGTCTACCCATTCTACAAAATCGCAAATGCAACCACGTTTTAACTGTTGTTGCGACTGTTGTTGTTGCGACTGTTGTTGTTGTTGTTGTTGTTGTTGTTGTTGTTGTTGTTGCGACTGTTTAATAAAATTCTCAAATTGTGTTTTTAAATCCATAAGCTCTTTTTTTATATTCGTAATGTCATCTTTCAAACTAATTATTTCCATGTCGCGCGCGTTCTCTTCTTTATCATCACTTTTTATAACTGTTAAAACTGTTACAATTGGTGGTGGAGGTGGTGGCGATGGTGGTGGCACAAGCACACCATCCAATTTCGGTCTTGATATTATTTTGATCTTTTTCATAACATAACATCTATAAATATCCACTATATCAATACACCGATTTTAAAATCAATTTTAATACAAATCAAACGTGTAAAATAAAATATATTATTATATTATTTTATAACACTTTATTGTAACAATGAATAAATTTACATTAGTTATTATATTTTTCATCGTGTTTGTTATTTTAGAAGCACTTGTTTATTATTTATATAAAAATAAACAAATTATAAAAGAATCATTCGTTGAATCGTATCAAGGCTCAGATGTAAACTATGAAAGTTGCATAAAAGACGGATACCCACAAACATGGTGTTTAAGCATTCAAGACCCGTACAGCATTGCAAACCCCGATTCCACTTTGGATAAATGTGTTGATAAACCGAGAAAGAACGTGAAACATTAGAGAGAAGAGAGAATAAATCGTTATAAAATATAATAAAACAATATAAACCAAATATTCATATATTATAAAGAATTATAAAAAAATAAATATAATGAAAAAAAAAATGATTAATGCCATTACACCTTCTCATTCAGAACCTATTTGTAAAACAACAACTGTTTCTGTAAAAGAAAATGAAAATAACACTAGTGTTGATTCCGAGACTAATGTTGAGACCAGTGTCAAGACTGATGCTGTTGTTGCTGTTGTTGCTGTTGTTGCTGTTGTTGTCGTTGAAAATACAGAACCGCCAGTAGTTGAAAAAAAAAAGAGGGGAAGAAAAAAACTTATTAAACCAGATTTGTCAAATAATACAAATGCGCTTATTATTTCCGCAGACAGCGTGGACCCAAATGCTCCTCCACCCGTCGTTGTCCACAAAAAAAGAGGAAGAAAACCTAGAGGTGGTAAAATAATTCAAGAAACTCTTGTGCATAATAATAATGTTCCCGATCTTCCAAATATCATCTTGCATTTAAAATGTGTAACATCGGATTTGAATACTGCAAACAATGAAAGCATTATAGGATCATCGGAGATATCGGCAATTAAACATGAGAATGAAATCATGTGCTACAACGACCAAACAGTGTGTGGGTCAGAGGTTTGTAACTATACCGACTCATCATCCACAGATTCTGTCGACGATTCCGATTCACCTATCAGGACAATTGGCGATTATGAGGCTGATAATATTAATACCAATAATAAAACCAACACGCACACGCTTTATGACCCTTCAACATTTGCTAATTGTTGTTTAGCAACTTCAGCATGTGAATCATCATCCTCATCACAATTATTTACCGATTGGAAAGATAAACACAAACAGAATTATCAACATGATGATTCAGGAGGTTTTGACAATAATGCAACAATGAAAGACATATGGAAGAAAATATCACAACTAAAAATAAGTTATAATAAAAATGATACATTTCAAATCATTGGGTCACACCGTTCTGCGTGTTTTTGGTGCACGTGCGATTTTGACACACCTGCAATTTACATTCCCAAGTCGATGGTTAAAGACACGTGTAATGTTTACGGGTGTTTTTGTCATCCGGAGTGTGCCGTCGCATTTCTTATGAATGAAAATGTTGATACGTCAATAAAATTTGAACGATATCATTTATTGAATTCCATGTATGGTCCTATATACAATTATGATAAGAGTATTAAACCGGCTCCAAATCCTTACTATTTACTGAATAAGTTTTACGGAAACCTCAGCATAATAGAGTATCGAAAATTGTTTAAAAGTGAACAGCTTATTTATATGGTTAATAAACCGCTTACGCACATTTTGCCTGAACTTTACGAAGACAATAACGATTTTCTGGTTGGAAATAAAATCATTCAAAACAATAATATTCGTAAAAATCAATTGAAAAAAAAATCAAATAAAACGAATATTATCAACGAAGTTTTTGGGGTAAAATAAAATAATTAAATAATAAAATAAAAATTGCCATAAATCAATCAATCTTTTCTTTTAGTTCTTTTAGAATAATATTCTTATTTTTTACACAATTTTCATAATTTTCACAAGTAGTAGCATTGCAATCAATACACTTTTCATTGCAAATTTCTAGGTCGTTGCATTGTTGTTCCTTTTTAGCATTGTTTGCATTCGCCGCAGCTGCAGCATAAGCTTGCTTACGCTTTATTAACTCATTCATCTCTTCAACTTTTTTAGCTTTTTCTTGTTGCATTCGATGATTATTTGACCCCTTGTCCATAATGTCTCTTATGACAGAATATACTTTTTGATTTTTTGTTTTCTTCAAGTTGACATCTTCCTTTGGCGTAATGCCTAGATAATCACTCACAACTTTCACAACATCATTGCTACACGATTCTAGTTTTTGAAGCGCTTCGCATTCATCGTAATTTGTTTGAGACACAATAAATTGAATTTGCTGTTTTCGTCTGTATTCCAATTTTTGTTTTACTGTATCCATTAGTCTGGTATTCAAATCTGCTTGGTCCTCACAATTCATTATATATCTATGTTGATTTCGCTATCAATATATATATATTACATTAAATATTTTCTAAATCATATTAAACGAATATTTATATTACATATAACGAAACGACTCACGGAACCAACCGAAACTGAAATCGAAAATGGAAACCCAAGAAGAATTAAAAACTGATAATCATGTTGATAGCGTTATTGACATTCGCGGAATTAAATTTGACATTTCGTCTGTTTTAAAAGATGTAACAAATTCTATTAAAAATAATTTGAAAACGTCATTTGATGACGCATTTAAAGACTATGAATTATACAAATCTACTCATGATGCATTACTTCAGATTCCGTTTATCAAAGATTTGTATAATAAAAATTCAGAGCTATCATTACAAGTGAAAATATTAAATCAGAAAGAACAACAGCAAGAGCAAGAAGAACATGAACCATCAATTACATTGAATATTCATGAATCTTTGAATCCAAATAATAATAATGACGATGATGAACGTACTGATTTTTTAAAAACAAATAAAATGAATAAAAAACAATCTGAAAATGATTTTGAATTTGAAGTCGTTTCTGAAGCCGAAGCTGAAGAAGAAGAGGAAGCTGAGGAAGAGGAAGAAGAGGAAGCTGATGAAGAAGAAGCTGATCAAGAAGAGGAATCTGAGGAATCTGAAGAAGCTGAGGAATCTGAGGAATCTGAGGAATCTGAGGAAGTTGAGGAAGAGGAATCTGAAGAAGCTGAGGAAGAGGAAGCTGAGGAAGCTGAGGAAGAGGAAGCTGAGGAAGCTGAGGAAGCTGAGGAAGAGAAAGCTGAGGAAGATAAAGCTGAGGAAGAGGAATCTGAGAAAGCTGAGGAAGAGGAAGCTGAGGAAGAGGAAGCTGAGGAAGCTGAGGAAGAGGAAGCTGAGGAAGCTGAGGAAGAGGAAGCTGAGGAAGCTGAGGAAGCTGAGGAAGAGGAAGCTGAGGAAGCTGAGGAAGAGGAAGCTCAGGAAGCTCAGGAAGAGGAAGCTGAGGAAGAGGAAGCTGAGGAAGAGGAAGCTGAGGAAGAAGTTTTTGAAATTGTAATTAAAAATGTAAAATATTATACAACAAACGAACAAAATGGCGACATTTATTCTTGCGTAAATGATGACGTTGGAGAAATTGTTGGAAAATTTAAAAATGGCAAACCTTCATTTTCTAGACGCAAATAATAAATAGGGTACACGGGTACATGCTATCCAAACCCATTGTCAATAATTGAGGTACACAGAACATTGTTTCTCTATTTTTTATTATTTATTGGCCATATTTTATATATTATATATATAATATATAATATACACTTATTTAATTCAAATTTATAAAAATGATTTTTCAGTACGTTTGTCCACCAGCAGCATTATATTTAGCCTTTTCATTCATTCAAATACTTATTGATATGTTTAGAGGCGAAATGAATATTGCATTTTTAAAATTTCTTGTAATGATAGTTTTTACGATTGCGCTGAACATGTTATGCACAGCAGGACTTGGAATCATATCATGGTTGATCGTGTTTATACCATTTATTTTAATGACATACATTACAACCATTCTTGTTTTTGTATTCGGAATTCCAAAGACAAAAGACATCAGTCCTGGACAACCTGACCCACGACTTCACCGCAAACCTCGAAATGAACATAATCGCGACTGGTGGAATAACCATAAAGACGGATGCGCAGGAACGCTATTCGGCTGTTGTGAGGACGGAGAAACCGCAAAAAGAAACTTATACGGTACAAATTGTGCTCACTACCATCCCCACTCTCGTCATCACTCCCGTCATCATAACAACCTCATTGGTGGATGCGCCGGAACGCGTTTCGGCTGTTGTCCTGACAAAAAAACATCAAAACACAATAGTGAAGGAACTAACTGTTGCAGTGCAACGAAATACGGCTGTTGTGATAACGGAACATCAACCCAACCATGTCCCGATGGAGCGTCTTTAGTGGTTGACCCTGAAAAATCATTGACTCCAGAAAAACTTCTTGGCGGCTGTGCACAAAAAAAATATGGTTGCTGTTCTGATGGAAGTGCCGCAGTGGCAAAATCGTGTTGATTTATTAATCCGGTAATACAAATTTTAAACCTTTATTTATTATTCATTTATTATTCATTTATTATTCATTTATTATTCATTTATTATTCATTTATTATTCATTTATTATTTTACTATATATTATATTATTATTTATGTAAATCACATAAACATTTATATATAATATATTATATTATTATATATTATATTTTTACATAATTTCACATACTTGATTATTTACATGGTTCTCGTTCAATATGACATCAATAATGAATATGTTCAAAATATTCCAAACTCAAACTGTGGATGCGGAGAGACAAATACAGTGACACCTGAAGCAAATTTAAAATTTATGTTTGCCGTAACAGCGAGTTATATGATTTATTCTTTCGTACAAAGTGATGCATTCCCCCAAACAATGATGCGATTCACTTATAAAGCTGCGTTGGTATGTACAAAAGTAAATAAAACGTACAATAATTTTAAAACCTACTTTAACAACATGATTAATCGCTGTAAAAATAATGAATTGACAATTTCGGAATCAGAATCACCTACAGATTCTTTTACAGATTATGAAATTAGAGTAATTAAAAATGGAATAAAATGCGAACAATTTGAAACAATGAAAATATTCAAAAAATCAAATTATTTAGGAAATCCAAATGACTATTGCGACTCTCAAGACGAGGAAGAGGAATCGCAATCGCAATCTTCTACTACCGGAAGCTGTGATGTGTGTGACGTGTCTGATTCTCAAGATGATGGTGAGGATAATAAGGATGGTGCCGATGTTAAGCAAAATAAAATAACCAACACAGAAACCACAGAAACAAATTCAAAAAATGAACAATTATTCATTATGAAACATAAACAAAATAACACGATTCGATTTATAAAATATGATTTTATAATGCAGACACTTTTTTGTGAACCTGGTGCCAAGAATTACAATAAACTCAACAAAAATTACACAAGACTGTACAGACAATTTACAGAAAATAATTATTCAATTTCACCAAATGACCTCGTAATTTCAAAAGTAGGAATGATTGTGTGTTCGCTCGAATTAAAGGGTAAAACATATGACATTGACATTTCATTTCCTTATAATTTCAACGTGGTTGGAAACGTTATACTAGATTACACATTTTTATCATGGTATATCTTGAAAGAATACGAGGTTTCACCTTTTACTGCGGACTGCGAGTACACTTTAACGTGCATATCCAACGCCAACGCGGTTATGCACGTATATAAACTTGGGAAATCCTCAGGATTATTGGTAAATTTGAATGAGTATGAAATTATAAGTGTGTAAAAAACAGTAATGTTTCGAATTTAATAATATTTTTGAAATCAATATAAACATATTCAATGATTATATTTATTGTATCCAATGACATCGTTCGAAGAACACCCATTGACGTCCTCGACAAAAGAAGAAGGCGGAAGTAATAAAAGTTTAAATACAATAAATACAAACAACTCCGACAATTCGCACCATTCAGCACCACACAGTTTGTCAGACACGTGGATACTTTGGGCGCATCTTCCACACGATACAGACTGGAGCATTAAAAGTTATACTAAAATTTATGAATTTAATACACTAGAGCAAGCGGTCACAATAACCGAAATGCTTCCACCAAAATTAATTATAAATTGCATGTTGTTTTTGATGCGCAAAGGAATTAATCCAATATGGGAAGACGAGAGAAATAGAAACGGTGGCTGTTTTTCATATAAAATCATTAACAAAGATGTTCCGGGAGCCTGGAAACAAATGTCATACTTGTTGGTAGGAGAAACAATGTCAGACAATGTCAAAATACTACCCTACATTAACGGAATAACAATATCTCCAAAAAAGAATTTTTGCATTATGAAGGTTTGGGTTGCAAACTGTTTATTTCAGGATGCAACTATTATTCGTGAAGTTGAAGGTGTCACTTCACACGGCTGTTTATTTAAACGTCACGTTCCAGAATATTAATATTAATAATAATTTCATTTTTATAAAAAATATATATATTTATATTTTTTTTATAAAAATTGAATTTTCTAGATCACGGTCAGTTTTACGTACCATGCTGCCGTCATACCGCACCCTACTACTACTAATGAAAATTAAAATAATAAAACCAAAATATGAAACCGAAACTATGTATATGAAACCCGAAAGTTGCAATATTAGCGAAAATTCTTCATCGAATGTTCAGCCACTACAACAATCACCACAATCACCACAACCACCACAACCACCACAACAATCACAACCACCTGAACCTAAAAAAATTTCGCAAAGTAAAAAATGCTTGAACGAATGGAATGAAAAAGGAAAGGTCATACCAACGTGCATCAATGACGGTTGCAAAAAATCTGTGGCCATACGACACTGGTCTAACGCTCTGCCATCACTTAAAACTGAATGTTCCACTTGTTCTAGTGCAAGAATAAAAAATAAAAAAATTGATGGTGTAACATTTCATAAAAAACAAATATGTGAAAATAAAGACGGAATTTTGGGATTTACATGTGCTATGGATAAAGAGAGATATCACGAGTTTCCAACTGATTGTTATCACATGGATCATTTAGATGGAAATCATGAAAACAACACACCAGACAATGTAAAAACATTTTGCGCGATTTGTCACACGCGCAAAGGTAAAGAAAGCGGTGATTTCAACTCGTTCAAGTCATCAAGTCGCATCCACAAAGTTTAATTGGTGTATCAAATCTACTATTTTGTCTTTTGAAAAGCTTTTATACTTGCAATCATTATTTACCAAGTGATAAAGATGTTTTTTACTACATTTATTTAATTTTTTTTTTATTTGTTCCTCATTCAAATTAAGATACTCATCTTTGTCGATTACTATATTGGGTTGAGTATTATTTTTTATTGTTGTTTTAATTCTGTTTTCAAATATGTCCATGTAATCCTTATGTATTTCAAACCCTATGCTTTTTCTATTCAATCTAAATGCCGAAATTGTTGTTGTTCCTGAACCAACAAAAGGGTCTAACACTGTATCTCCACAAAACGAATAATATTTTATTAAATTATCAACTAGTAATTCTGGATATGGTGCAGGATGTTTTGATTTTGTTTCTGGATTTATTTTCCACACATTACTTCTTTCATATCCATCATCTACTCTGCTGTTCAATGACGTAATGGCATCATACCCCCTAACTATTTTATCTATTAAATGTTTTGAAGGCTTTTGAAATACAAATATATATTCATTGATAATGTTTGGTTTATATGCAACCGGTTGTCTGTGTTGGAAAAATCCCCCGTTTCTATTTTTTGCAGCCCCTTCTGGTTTTATCCAAAGTATGTCTTCAATAAATTTCCAACCGATGTCTTCCATTAAAGGAACAAAATGAAACACCAAAGGTATCCTACTGCTCTCGCAATTGCGACTTTCTCGTTGAATTAATATGTTGCTTAAATTCACACAACACATTCTACCGTCTTCTGTTATTTCGTATATTAATGTAAATACAGTTCTGAGCGTACTCAAATAATCTTTATAATCGGCATAATTTACATAATCTTTCACATTGTAATATGGCGGAGATGTAACTGTCAAATGAATTTTTTTGTTTTCATTCTTCATAGTCGTCAATCCTTTTATGCAACAACAATTAATTATTATATAATCGCACGTCTCTATTTTATACATGCTTGTTTCAGCAGCAGCAGCAGCAGCATATACTATTGTTGAAGGTTCTTCATCTTTTTCTACAGTTTGTGTCGTCATTGAAGATTTTGGTTTAATTTTAATTTTAATTACTTTTTTTTTATTAGTGCTATTTTCTCCATTCATTGTACCGAGTTTTCGTTCTTTTTTTGATTGTTTGAATGTACAACGTGCGTGTGTATTGTTTCTACGTAAAAATCTTTATTTCAATTTTGTATTAATTGTTTTTATTTTATGAAATATTATAGTCAAAACTATTTCATAAAAATGTTTGTATATTTTCTGTGACTTGAACACTAATATTTAATATTTATTTATTTCTTAGGTCCTCGAGAACGAAGCGAATAACTGCTCACAACGGGAGCGGCGGAAGCGCGACCGCGTTTTGCCGTCCTTTTGTGACACGCCTGGTCTACGCATTTTTTAGAACCTTTGGCGCATTTCTTAATTTTTCTATAAGCTTGTTTTCCAACACAACTTGAAATACATTTGCGAGAACCGCGTTTACACCTCGATTTTGCCATTTTTATTTATATATATCTGATAGAAAAAAATATTTTTATTTATAAAAATTCCTAAAGATCTTCAAATCTGTGTATAAGTATTCAAATATAATAAAAATAAATATGACATGTATGCCATAATTATCACTATTAACCATATCGGTATAACTGTTTTATTTTTATAACCTATTCCAAATTGTCGCATTGTTCCATCTTTATTAAAAACACAAGTCGGCTTAATGTACACCATTAACCCAAATAATATAATAAATAATAATATCGATAATGATGTTATATTTTTTCTTACAAAAATCTTATTCATTCTAAATGTTTAATGATTTACTGATTGATTGATTAATTAAATATTATTTTAGATTGGATATATTGCTAATATATCTAAATAAAAAAATGCATAAAATAAACCCCGCTAAATCATGAAAAATATAAATTGATTTTTAAATACTTATATTTATATTTTTCAGTGAATCGAAAATCAGACGAGGACGAAGAAATATCATGAATCTGTTTATTCTGTCCTTGTTTCCCGAAGAAGTTGCAAAGTTTATGATGGATAAGCACATTGTTAAAATCATACTCGAAGCTGTTCAAATGCTCTGTTCTGCGCGCCGCATTCTTATTCCAACGGATGACGAAACAACCAATGCGCCGCTTTACAAGCTGGCTCACAAAAATCACCCCGTTACCATTTGGTGCAGAACGTCCCGCGAAAACTTTATCTGGACACTCGACCTTGTTGACGAAATGCACAAGGAATGGCGATTTCGTTACAACCACCCTGAAACAAAATTTCACAAGTCCTACTTGGTTGCGCAGTATTTACGGGAGCACATTCCCGATGCCGACGTCTTTCCAGAACAACGACTCACGCCGTTTGCGCAGGCAATGCCCGACCAGTACAAACACGAAGATGCAGTCGTTGCATACAGAAACTACTACATGTCGGATGAAAAACAAAGGATTGCGACATGGAACAAGAAGAGAGAAGCACCTAAATGGTACATAAAAAAAATACAATAAATGAAAAAAAAGACAAAAGAAAAAACATCTTATTTTTTATTTACAATTTGTTTATTCCCCGTCCCCACCACCCCCATCATCCTCACCACCGTCTTCATAACTGTCAGGATACACGTCGGCAGAAGCTGCATATTCTTCGTGCGCATCATCTTCGTTCAGTTCGTTTTCTTCATCCGGGTCATTGTCGGGCGCATCTCCCTCATCTTCCACCGCATCCTCGCGTGCCAGCGCCTCAGGGTCATCTGAAACCGGAGGTAAACCTCTTGCTTTTTTCCGACCATTTATTCTCTCGATACGCGCCAATTCTTCCATTTCAAACTCGGGATTGTATATTCTTAAACCCGTGTTTTTTCCAATTGACTGTGTACCCATCTTGTATTTTTTATGATTTAAATAAATCTGTTTTTGGTCTTCCGACATCTTTTCAACATTCTGAACAATATCATCTCTCTCTTCATCAATGGAACGCAAATAATTTTCACGAATTTTTTCAATGTCTTTGTTTATCAACTGCTTGTCTTCTATTACTAAATAAAAATAAGTTTCTAATACTCTGGAAATCTCTTTTTGAATGTCAACCAATTTGCCCGTCTTACCCTGTGACAACTGTTTTTGTTTTGCGATCTCTGAAAAATATATATACGAATCCACCGCAAGAAGAAAATAATACTCGTATAATAAAACTGTAATGTGCTTCGCATCACCATAAACAGACGTGTTTTTAACCACTTCATTTAAAAATAATGTCGACATTTGCACATTTTTCAAAATTGCATTCATTGGTTTCTTATTTCCAATCGTATAAAATTTATCTAATTTACTTGTTATTCTCTCATTTGAAAATTTAATTATGGATTCTGAATCACCGCTAGAAAGTTGCCCAGAAATGTATGGCGGTAAAGACTCCATCTCGGAAACTTGAGAGAGTATAATATTCGGATAAATCTGTGTAATATTTTTTATTGCATTTCTCACAAATTCCATAGACATTTCCAATGTATTATTTTCCCCATTGAACAATGTATTTTCCATATTATTGAACAACATTATACCCCCATTCTTAAAAACGCCTTTATCAACATCTTCAATGGTTCGGAATATCGCATTTCGAATTGGCGTATTCTTTTTACTCGCAGCAAAATTAAAATACTTTTCACACTTATCAGTCAATGTTTTTGTATTCTTTTCAATTATTATTTGCAACTCTCTCAAATGTGTTTGTGAGCGATCCTCATTAAAATTCTTCAAAGCGACTAAAAAATCATCTGAAAACAGCATTTCATTCGCCTTTGGGTCTCCTCTCGTGGAAGATTCTTTAGATTTCGATTTTGTCGATTTCGATTTCGTTTTCAAATCATCAATCGCTTTTATCAAAATGCGATTTAAATTTTCATTATATGTGCCCACACCCGACTGATACTGGTCCATTGGTTTCATTGTTTGACCATTTATAATCTGCAACAAATGCTGTAAATCTTTAGTCGTGTATTCAAGATTGTATTCATTTTTAATTTTATCAATCAACTTTATTTTGTCATCATGGCTCATATTTTGCGAATTTTTCAAAATATTAAAAACCTCTCGATTCTCTCCAAGCGTATTTTTAAACTTGCAAATTTTATGAATGTCGCCCGACAATGACGCGCCAGCAGCAGCAGCCCCCTTATTCTTTCCATAATTGCAATATGTCATGAATGCATTGTATATCGTCGACTCGTCAAAATTCGTGGGAAGGTCTGGAATGTTAGTTCGCGTGTCTCTCGGGTCCATCATTATTGAAGCTTCGCCAAGACTATAAACGTCCACAAGTATTGCACTCGTGCACTCCACCATGTCACAATAATTTTTTATATTTGGAACATGGCTTACCATATAGTCCAGCGTACTGTTAATGTTACCTTCTTGGTCGCGTTCATTGCAACACGCATTCTGAATATAATTCTTGGATAAAAGTTTTGACCGGTCTTTCGTTTGAGATGAAATTACCTCTTGAACAAGTTTTTGAATAATCAATGAAAAATGTATCACTTTTGACTGCAACACCAATATTTTTTCCGTTTGTAAACTACTTCCATTTTTCAAATTTCGTTTCAGGTCGTCGCAATATGTTTTTGTTACAGGCAATGGCGTCGAAGTAATAAATACGGTAGGGTCGACCAAGAGCGGACGAAAATGCGACGACGCAACATTTATTTTAATGCCCGACTTTGAAGACAATGATTTTTTTTGTTCTTTTAATGCATCATATTCGCGCTTCTTGTCAAAACGCGACTGAATTTGCGGCTGATTTATTATTTTCGTCTTTATAAGACTAAATAGAGTGTCTCTCATTTTATCCTGGTTAATCTTTTTTATTGAATTCCAAGGAGCATAATCACTCTTTACCTTTTGAGAGATGCATGCCATATAAATGACAAATGATAAATCACTTTCATCAAGAGTCAACGGATACCCACCAAACGATTTTACACAATTCGGAAACGTTGTTTTACTTTTTATTTGCGGAATGGATGTCTGTATGACAATTATAATCAATGCCATCGAATAAAAAATTAAATACTGATTAAAAGTCTTTTCATATGCTTCATAATCAACCGTCATCTTTTTGTCCAATTCATACTGCTCTTTTGTTTTTTTTTTAGGAAGAAGTAATTGAATTGTTTCCGTAATAAATCGTTTGTCCTTATTTTTAAAAATTACAGACAAAGAACTCTCGTAATGGTTAATAATGGTATTCAAACTCTTCACCGTTTCATTATCGCCTTCTCCTTCTCTCTCACCTTCCTCATCTTCTTCTTCTTGTTCTTCATATTCTTCTTCATTTTCATCTTCATTTTCATCTTCATTTTCACCTTGTTCCTGTTCGCCTTCACCTTCTTTGCTCTGTTTGGATTTTATATTTGCATCGATGATTTCACCAGAGTTCACTGCGGAAAGGTCAGATGCATTCTCTTCTTCGCTGCGAATTAAATGTACTGCAGATTCAGATAGTTCGCCGCCGCCACTGCCACCACCACCACCTTCCTCCTCTTCAGGCGACCAACCTTCTGATACTAGCGCAATTTTTGAAATAGTGTATCCGCTGTACTTGTCAACAATTTGGTCGCCTTCACGTTTTCCGTTGGTTCGTTCAATTTTGGAAAGCATTGTAACATATTTTGACGATTTGGGATCTTGCGGATTATAATTCTGGGCAAGCTCGTACAAAAACGTGGGTAATAAACGAACGCCTGGTACGCCGCACGATTTGCAATAATACCAGCGAGCATCCTCGTCCGGAAGCGCATCTCTGACAAATAATTCGCTGTTTACCAAATCTAGAATGCATTGATATTTTTTGGCAATGTCATCAATGCCCAAAATGCAATCAACAATATCCTGATAAGGCGACTTGACAATTGTTTTAACTATTTTCTTATGTTCTTGACCCAGTAGATACTTCTTCTGATTGTATTTTAATATTTCAAAAACCTTCAACTTCAAAATAAGTTTTATATTTTTAAAATCCCGCAAAAATGTCTCATCAATGTCCTTTTTTTTACTTTCACTTTTCGAATCAAATTCATCTATAATTTTACTTGTCAAATCATTCAACAAGGACGATTCTGACATGGTCTTGTCTAAACATTTTTGATTAATTGAAAAACACAGCGGTTTGGGACTTGTTTCCGACGGAATATTGCAGAAATATGACGGGTCGTCTACTTGCACATTCTGAAGCTCGGGGTCTTTATCAATGATCCATTCATTGCCTCTTCTAACATAGTAATCATACCGTGTAGAATCATCATCTTGATCAACAATTCTCAACGCCGCATAATCGCCATTCTTTACAATGCGCTTTCCCGTTGAATCATATTTTGAATCAAACAAAACATCGGCAGATTTTCCATTGTCTACTTCTAAAGCGCTCAACGACAAATACACTCTGCTCAAATTAATCTCACGCTTTTTACACGTTTTTGAATCCGCACCTGACGACTCTTTCAGCATTTGTTTCTTCAAATCCTGCTGTTCCCGTCTTACTATGGAATCCACCTCTGAAGATGTTAAATCAGAATTCTCAATCGCCATCACGTCCATGAATAACCGCGCAAAATCAACGTCAAGAAGTAGTTTCAAAATTTCAGAAGATGATAAAAAACCACCCCTACTACTGCTACTGCCGCCGCTCTCTTCATTCAATTTATAAAGTTTGAATATGTCATCGAGAGACGTGGTTTCGTTATTCGCCAAAACTATCTTCTTATGCAACTCTTTTGAATGCCGCTTGCGATTGCCTTCATCCTCATTAAAAGCATCATAAAATAATTCCAACGACTCTCGTTTCGTAATTGCATTTTTATCAACAAGCTTTTTAAACTTGGACGACGACGCAGAAAGCCTTTTCATATATTCAGAAATATTTTTATTAATAAACGCGCGCATTCTCTCGTACTGGTGTTCAGTTAAATCTTTATTGTAAATTAAAAATGGTTGAAGCGCATAGACGACTTCGTGCATTGACAAACAGCGACCAAGACGCGATTCCAACGCCGCGAATGCATCTTCATTGGTCGGTACAAACGAGTTGATAAATTTACTTATTTGATTTGTCGATTTTGAAATAGACTCATTCGGAGAAAACGCTACAACGCCTGAAAACACAATGCCGCCTTTATATTCTTCCGAGCGTTCCTCGCCTTCAGCCCCCTTTTCAGAAACCTTGTCCACGTTTATAATCTCGGTTACCATGACATCTCGGAATTTAACATCGGCAATCAAACTTGACCAAGTTTTCAAATATAAAGAATCGATTGATACTCTGTCTGCCAAAAGCGTGTCTGGCAACCCCATCTGCGTCAAAACAATCGCTTGCTTGTTCATCGTAACAAATGACGTTATGAATGCGGGGTCGTCTGGAGTCATGTCAACACGTTTTACATTATTTGACTTTACATCCTCGAATTCTAGTTTAGTTAATCCAGGATTGTATGCGCGGTCAATGTATGTCTGAACCGAAAATGCGGTTGTCTTTGTTACCGGTCTTCTTGCTGCCGACGTCGATGCAATCGTGTCATTATTTGTTGAAAGCGTCAAAATACTTTCGCGAACAGGTTTATTTTGAATAACATACTTGTTATCTGGATTTGGTTTCGGATTCTCAAATGGAGTTAAATAAGAATTTATATCTTCCATGAGTTTTGGATTATAAGGCTCATTTTTTTCCGGATATATATTTTTCTGTTCTAAAATTTGCTCTTTAAAATCATATATTGCATTTACCGTGTTGACACTAACCGCGTCATCGCCTGTTACGTATAATTTTTTGATATTTTCCACAACAGGCAGAACCCACTGCAGTTTCGTGTCTAAATTCTGAATATGTGTTGCAGACGGTTTATCGTGTTCGCTCAAAGCTCTCGGCATTTTTGGAACACCATTTTTATCAAAGAGCGAATACTCTTTCCTTAGCTGAAAAAAACGCTCAATTCCTCGATGAATTCGGTTCATCTCTGCATCCGTTCGTTTGCTTTTTGGAACTGAAGAAATAATATTTTCCAATAAATCATCATATTGTTTCGTTTCAGACACAATTCGTTGAGACGTCGGAACCTCGTACATTATGCTTGCAAATATTTTATTCCCTTCATCTAGCGCTTCCGCTAAATCAAGGTCGATGCCCGATTCTTCTTCTTCGTACACATCTTCTTCATAACCTTCTTTCGCAACAACATTAGCTGCTTCTGGACTGAATTCAATTACTTTAATTCTTTGTATCCAAGCAGGTAACCCGCTGCAACCAAAATTTATAAAAATACTCTCTTGAAACTCACGTGTAATGTCTTTTACTTCTTTCCCCAAATCATCAAGCAGTAGTTTTACTTCGATTATATCTTGCGTTGTGTCCACATCTACAATTTTACACAAAATAAAAAGAGGTTCTTCATCTGACGATGAGGGCAGCGCCGCCAATTCAATTGAAATTGTCATATCAATCTTAAAACCCGACTGTTCTACATACTTGTGACTTGACCTCCTTTTAATAATTTGAATTTCTGATACTTGTTCATCTTCGATTTTTTGTATTTTATCATCACGTATTTTAACACTTTCTACTTTTTGAGTTGTTTTATTATTTAATTTCAACAAACCGGTATCCACATATACTATTTCATACACATTGTTTTGTAACTTGGACTCGGGCACATTTGCATTTATTTTAATTTCATCTCCAAGAAATAATTTATTTTTATTGCTACCCGTGTCTTCTGATTCTTCTGTTTCTTTCATATTACTCATGATAAATTATACTAATATATAATTATATATATAGTATAATAGTTAGAGAAAATTCTATAATCTTTACACTATTATTAATTTACAAATATTACACCTTTATAAAAAGTTGTTAAATGTTTTATATTTTATTTAATGAATATAAAGAATACACAAGTATTAACCATATAGTCATATAGAAGAAAAAAAGAAAAATATGTCAACACACCAAGAACAACCTTCCCGAGCGCATTATCGATTTGATTTGAAGTCCTTTCCCGACATTATCGATAATGTTGATGAATTCATCAAATGTAAAAAAGTGTCTGCATCTGTCGCCTCAGCAAATTCATCATATTATTTAATTAATTATGACAAAAAAACAATGCGTAAAAACAATATTGATAATGAAATAAACTGTATCAAACATTTTCGGTCTGTTGTTTTGAATGAAGACCGAAAAGTTATTGGATTCTCTCCGCCAATGTGTGAACCAAGACATGTTATGAATGTCATTGACTTTCCAAATATTCAATTTGCCGAAGAATTCGTTGAAGGGACAATGGTAAACGTATTTTATAATTCTGCAAATGATGTTCAAAGCTGGGTTTTTTCCACAAAAAATACAATTTCGCCGGTCGAAAAACCGGCAGGAAAATGTTTTAGAAGCATGTTTTTAAAAGTGTGCGCGGATGCAAATTTGAATTTCGATGACTTGCCAAAAGAATACGCTTATAGTTTTGTCATGCAACACCCAGACAATGTAATTGTGGCGCCTGTAAAAAACACAGCCCTTTATATTATTGCCATTTATTTAATTAAAAATAGTGATGATTTTACCGCTGCAACCGCGTATGAAATGGAGCGATCAGTTCTGAAATGGAGCAGTTTTTCAAAAGTGTCTCACCCTGCCCGACTCGGAATGAAGAGTCAAGACGATTTTGATAAAATTGTAAAAATATACGCATCGCCGCATTCATTGTATTATTATCCTGGAGTTATGTTTCGATCAAACACAGGGGAACGTTTTAAATTGCGCAATCCAAATTATGAAATGGTAAAAAATGCAAAGGGTCCTCACGCAAGATGCGAATTTGTATACTTGCATTTGAAACAAATGAATTATTTGAGAAAACATCTTGAAAGATGCCCGGAAGACGAGCTCACATTTTTTGAGTTTCAATCCAAGTTGTACAACTATACTTCCAATTTGCACAAGAATTACCTGGATTGTTACATTTATAAAAAAATGTCTTTGAAAGGTTTCCCCATCAAGTATCGCAACAACATGTACAAACTGCATAATGATTATTTAAACGTATTGAAACCTGATGGAAAGCGGGTTACAATGTCGCACGCCGTTCAATTTGTAAACGCGCTATCAGTTCAATCTCAACTGTATTTTATCAACCAAAAAGAATCCGACCCTCTTCCTTCTCTAACACCTATTAAAACAGTTTCAAATGAGCCAAATGAGCCAAATGAGCCAATTGAGCCAACAACGCCGAAATATTCTCCAATGGAAGTCAAGTGTCCAAATGCACCATAGCCATAGAGAAATGGGATAAAAATAATAATAACATTGTAAATGAATTGTATACAATATTATAATATATATATATTTATATAATATATATATAACTTTTTCTTCACAAGGACAGATTTCAAGTAAAATGTTTAATAAAATTATTATTTGTTCATTTATACTATTTCTATTTGTAATCATAATTGAGCATTTTATAAGAGGAGGAACAATTTTAGAAGGTCTTGATTCTGATGCAACGTTTCCTGAACCAGCACCAGCGCCCGTGACAACACCAGCACCAGCGCCCGTGCCAACACCAGCACCAGCACTCGTGCCAACACCTTCTTCCCCCGTTCCTTCTTCTTCAGACATTGGCGTAACTGTGGGAACATATGGTGCAAAATTAGACTCATTGGGAAAAATAATTGATTCCATGCAATCTGGCGTTTTAGGACTTTTGCCAATTGTCATAAAAAACGCATCAGATAATCAAAAAAATAGCGAAGCAATACAGGCAATTATTGAGAATAAAGATAAAACATAATTAACTCATTATAAAATAAAATATAATAAAAATATATTTTATTTAAAATAAAATTTAATATAAATAGAAAATAAATAGAAAATAAATAGAAAATAAATAGAAAATAAATAGAAAATAGAAGAAATGAAATCTGCTTTCAATTTTTCAAACATGATCATATTTATATACATCATATTTTTCAGTGCAATTATTTTAAAAGGCATTGTAACCACAGAATATGTTGAGGGAATGTCTTTGAGTGAAACAGTTAGCGCAGACCAATTAAGAACAAATTTGCTGTCTAGTAAAGTTGCAGCGCTTCAACCCACTGTCGATTCGTTTTCTAAAAACGTAAATGATAATGCTTCGAATATAAAAACAACTATGGACACAATAACAGCCGTGTTGAAGCAAAAAGTTAACGATGTAAATAAAAAAGTTGGAAAGGATATTACCGATAAAAATAATGAGCCTGCTCCAATTACCGGGACATCGTAATAATTATTCGAATTTCAAACGAACCACAAGTAAGGGAGAATTGCATCTTGCCCTATTTTCTGCTAGTCGCTCACTTCTACGAGGAGGAATGTACGGACTCAATTCAATGTCATCATGGTGATGGTGATGGCAATCGCTGTCGTCATCATCATCGTCGTCACTGGATTCATTCTCGCTGTATTCACTGTATTCACTTTCGCTGCTGTCATCATCATCGTCACTGTATTCATTCTCGCTATCGCTCTCGTCCATAACGATGCGGTCAACTTGTCTTGAATAGTAGTCAACATACTTATTGATTGTCATGATAAATAAGTTTGACAACGCTAGAATGCTGAAAATAATGCACCCAGCTCCAAGTATAACATCATAAATCTCTTCAACTCTGTTTGCCCTTGCAAACGAAATGTTGCCGTTGTTTCCATTGCCGTTGTTGCCGTTGTGCATCATTCTTTGTCATGCACATTGTAGTTTTATGTTTTAATAATTCAATTTATAAATAAAATAAACCTTAAATTATTTATAAATAAATTTTAATTACAAAAATAGTTATGTTTTATTTACAAAAATTTATCATCATTTCTTCAATATACTTTTTATCATATGCCGCAACATTCGTTGTTCTGTCCCAAGTGCTGTATGTCGTAATTATGCGCGAATCTTCCACTATCAACCCGATGCAGTATTCAATGCAGTGCTCGTCAAATTTGAAAACGGGAGTATACTTTATGAGTTTCATGTCTTCGTTATTTTCAAAAACAAGCATCATGTGATAATAATGTCGCGGGTCTTCATGCGAAACAATGTGAACAACAAACCATATCTGGTCTCGATAGTTGAATCCGCAAGTGGAACCTCGAATATGATGAAAAATACCAGGATATTCTGTATTTTTTTTAAGAGAAATACTTCTCAATATAGTTGGATTTTCTTCATCGATTTTACAAATTTGAAGTGGATTCCAACCATATATAACACGCTTTTCCCCTGCTATATTTGCAAACACCCAATTTTTTTCACACGGCGAATCAAAATTAAACTCGGACTTGATTTCAAAAGGTCTCAATATTTTGCCATTGCCATAATACTTCCCATGAACAACCCCAATCGCATTGTTTTCATGCAATCCAACGCCAATAAATGACAAATCTGTTGATGTAGAAGACTCATAAAACAATCTTACGTCCTCCACTCCTAGATACCTCTTGTTGACGTATTCAATATCAATTAGTTTTTCTTCTTTATTTACAATGCTGAAATCATCATTCAACTCTATAAATTTATTCAACGACACAATATGCGGGTCACAATCATTATACCTTCCAGCAGAATCAATGGTGTAATTTACCATGCGCACGTTCATAATGTATCCGCCGCCGCCGCCGCCGCCGCCGCCACTGCCACCGTGACGTTTTGGAAGAATACTGCCTGAAGACGAGTAAAAACGAACATTTTTCCCATTTATTTCATGATCTAGCGTAAAACTCATGTCGCATTTTACCGCCGGAACTAATTTCAAATCATAAAATTTCATATTTCTAAATAAATTTGAAATAATGTGATTGGTATTACAATAATTCAATACATTAATAATAGAGTGTCTTATACTTGTTATATTTTTATTTGCAATATAATATGCAATGATGGTGTATTCATAATCACACTTGTGCGTGTAAACATCATTTTCTAAAAATAAATATTCATCTTTTTTTGAACCGCAGTCGCTTATAACATTTTTTGCAATCATATAAAATAAATACGACAAATTATGCTTACTTGTTTCTCTATAATATTTTATGATTTCATACAAATTTTCAACCCGATTGGGTAAAATATTATATGCCATTAGCCACGCGTCAAGCGCTTCGGGCATTTTTCCAAGATTTTTATAACATGATCCAATTTTATAATAAGACTGCCAAATTTCTTGATTCCATCCACCTAATGCAATTCGTCTTTTATACATTTCAATTGCTTCATCATTTTTACCCATGTCTTTTAAAGTATTCGCCAAATAAAAATGGTATCTGTCATTATTAGGATTTTCGGCTATTCCTCTGGTAAGTAGTTCCACATCACGAACATATTTATTACCTTTTGACCCGCCATCGCCAACATCATCAATAAACACTACATTCTTTTCAAATGTGACAGAAACCGTGTTTTGTGGAAAATTCACGTACTCGTGAGTTACACCCATATAAGAATAATGTCCATTATTTTTTACAATTCTTAGATTTTTATAATAAAAATCATTTGATCCCTGAAAAATATAGTACACGTCATGTGTCAACATTTTTTTTGAAAATACATTTTCATTTGGACGAAACACCATATCTGCGTCCAATAACAAGACATAATCAGACATCCCAATACACGCTTGTAATGAAAAATTGCGATTGTGAGAGAAATCTTTAAATGGTTCAATAACAACTTTTCCCGGAATTTTTTTACTTTCAAAATACTCCACAATTTTATTAACCGTGTCGTCTGTTGAACCAGTGTCACATATGCAGTAACAGTCTATCCACTTTATTACAGAATCAAATAACCTATATAATATATTACTTTCATTTTTTACAATCATATTTAAACATATTGTCGGATGGCCCTTGTCCTTGTTCATCGGTTCTATAAAATGCAATATTACTTTATCTTAATTAACATCATGAATAAATGTTTAAATTCATTTCATTTATTATTTTAAGTTAAAAACTATAATTAATTATATTCATAGTTTTTTATAAATGTGTTGTGACTATTGTAACTATTACATGTCATATTTATTTTCATATAAAAAATTGATTGAATATGAAAAAAAAGAACCAGATAAAGACAATGTCATTATTCATATAAAAGAACCACTCCAGTCTTCTTCGCAACCGCAACATATGACAGATGCACAGTCACTCACACCGTCAACATTGACTACAAATTCTGATGAATTCAAAATACTTTTTTTAACACAAGAAAAAATGTGTTATGAATTGCGATCAGAAAATACCATTTTAAAAAATCAACTAGAAATAAACACTTATATAAACAAACAACAGTTACAAAAAATAAAAAGACTAAAACTGAAAATGTGCAAGCTAGAATCAGCAAATACAACATTAGAAAAGGTTTTAGGTCATTATAACAACAGCAACAATTGCGGAAACAGTAACAATGGCAACAACAACAGTAACAAATTTGCTGTACCTGTACCACCACCACCCCCCTTTCCACCTCCTCCTCCACCACCTCTTCCTTTAAATACTGCTACTAAATTGCTTCCCAAACCTATGAATACCGTGTTGGAAGAATTCAAATCAAAATTCAAACCAAAAGACTAAGTTAATTAGCCGATTAAATAATTAAATAATTATAAATATATAACATAAACACATACATAAAACAAATTGCAATGGACATTTCTTTGAACTCGGTCGACGATGCAACTCTCGAATACATGGTAAATGTGGCACAGTATGAAAAATATCTTCGAAAAAATAATATTTATTATGACACAGGATTCAAGAGAGATTTGAAATTTTATCGAAAAAGAATAATTTCTATAACAAAAGACCTTTTTAAAAATGAATTAAAAGATGTAACATTAAATGGAGCATTCAACATGTATATGAAGGCGTGCATATCTCATTTAAAATTTGAGGACCAAAGCGAAACCATACAGAAATGTTACGTGTGCATGGGCATCGTGGGAGGTAGCGGCAGCGGCAGCGGCGAACAACAACAGCAGCAGCAGCAGCAGCAGTGCATATGCAGTAATGCGCTGAATGAATTCGAGATGAACAAAGCTAATGAACTTTGTTTCAAACCAAAAGAAGTAAAAAAATTAACACTTGATACATATGTTATCAAAAAATCATCATCACAAAAAAAAGAACCGGTTGTTTTCCCGCAGCAATTCAAATTCAACCCCAAAGACCCGTCATTCAAGCACAAGGGATTAAAAAAACAAAAGAAAAAAGAAAAATTATCCAACACCACCATTAATGAAAATAATTCAGAAGAAACAAAAGAAACAAAAGAAACAAAAGAAACAAAAATAAATTAAAAATAAAATAATAAATTATTATAACTACAAATTAAATACAATCAATGCCGCCTAACAAAAAAACAAAAAGTTTTCGAATAAAAGAAAAAGATTCACCAAATTCATATTTAGATGAATCATTTAAAAAACTTTCATGCGGTCCAACACAAGAAAAAGATTTCACCTGTTACACCACAAATGCAATTATAAAACTCAGAGACAGTTGGAATACGCGCCATCCAGACGCAATCATTAACAGTGACGATGTAAAGGTTATATGGGAAGCACTAAAAACGGCACTAGGAAGTGTGTGCAACAAGGAATCGTGCTGGCTGCGACAACTAGGCGCTTCTTCAACAAAAGATTTATTCAATTACTTTGCACCCGAAAGTCCGAAAACGTGGAATAAAAATCCACACGAGTGGCTCTCCAGTGTTGATATTACAAAAGTTATGAAACAATACGAGGATGCATTTCCTTTCTTTGAATTCATTGGTCCGTCGCCCATCGATTTCGATAAAACTCCAAAGGGCGAGCCGTCGTGCGTTTACGAAGAATTGTGCAATTTTGACATAAAAACATACTTTAATCCGGCCAATAATAAAAATAAAATTGGAATCATTTTCAATACCGATCCCCACTATTTATCCGGCTCGCACTGGATATCTCTCTTCATCAACATCAAACAACAATTCATCTTCTTCTTCGACAGCACCGGCGACCCGCCATCCAAAGAAATAAATAAATTCGCCAAGAAAATAATGAAACAAGGAAAAGAAATCGGAATAAACTTTAAATACATTGTAAATGATAAACAACACCAAAAAAGCAATACGGAGTGCGGAATATATTCGCTCTTTATGATTACTAATCTTTTGAAAGAAACCAAAACACCAAATGACTTTTTGTCAAGTATGTTTACAGACAAAGAAATGACACAATTTCGACAAATTTTCTTCAACAAGGAGTCGCTATAAATATAAATTCGACCACCATTATTACCATTATTTGTATTTTTTTTATATTTTTATATTATAAAAAATATAAAAGATTTAATGTCAAAGTTATTTTATCCTTTAGCCGTTGTTGCGTTTATTGTGTTGGTTGCATTTATGTATATTAGACAAAATCCTACTATTATTGAAACTCATGAAGGGCACGGAGGGCGAGGGCATCCTCATGGTCGTGGAAGTCGGCACTATAATGGTAATATAAGTCGGGACTGGCGCTATGGCAGCGGCAGCGATTGGTGGGGAAACGGTTGGTGGGGAAATACGCAACCCACGTATTTCAACCACCACAAGAATAGACATCATCAGCGAGGTGGGTGGTGGTTCTTTTAATCACTAACTAATTAATAATAATTAATCAACTATTCTCGAAAAACTACCCTATTAAAATACTTGGAAGAATAAAAAGAAATATACGACATTGCAATTAGTAACGGTAATATTTCAACATGTTGATTTAATATATTTTGCATAATAAATGAAGCAGCAATAGGATATCCAAAAAACGTACCGAATACAGACGTCATTCCAATAATCAACATTTGCAATAAAGGAAGGTCTGTAATTTTGTTGTATAAAAATCCAATATAACTGCCAATTGATAACGACGGTAATATGAGACCACCCGAACATCCTGATATATATGTTAAAAATATGTTCATAACATGGCCTATTATATTTTTATAATTGTATACATGGCGGTTACCAAACATGTCGTTTATATGTTCTTTACCATTATTAATTGAAATACTTCCTGTCGTATTTGTAATAAAAGCTACACACAATCCAAGTAATATCGGTATTGTATTGAACATAAAAGTGCTATCAAGAACAAGTTTTTTCACTTTATAATACATGCTGTATGTAGTTTTAAAAAATATAGATGAAAATATACCACATATTACTGCTAAAAAACTATATTTTAAAATATTGCCGATTTGTAGGTCATATGTTTGCGGTGTTGCATCAGGAAATACTTTCTCATCATCCGTAAAAATCATAGCAACACCGATTGCTATGCATGAATATAGTACATTTGTAAGCGTATTGTGCGAGTGTCCTACGATTGATTTTTCTATTGCCAAAACAAACGAAGAAATCGGCGTTTTGAATGCAAGTGTGAATCCAAAAATATACCCCATGTAAAGTAAATTTTCGACATTAATTTGTTCAATAATATTTTTAAAAAAATCACTTGCAAATAATAGAAAAATCATTGATATCTTTACAATAACTGCTTCGGAACCAAGTGCGCCACCTGCATATACTGTAAGCAAACTACTTGTTACAAGTGCTATAAGAGATTTAAAAGGAACTACATCCTTGAAAAAATCCGGTTTATCAAGTTTGTAAAATAATGATTTTACATGTAACATTAATGGTCCATTTGCATTCTTAAAAAGAAATGACATGGATGCTAGCCAAAAAAATATAGGTGTAATAAAATAAAATATTTTTGGATTCATGTCAGAATTTGATACTGCATCTAATGATAATTTATCATTTATTTTTTTATATGTCTTACATATGTATCCTGTTATACACAATGTTACTATTACAAATAATATACTTTTAATATATGTGAACATGATATTCAATATTATTATAATATATAATATACTTATAATAATATTATTATTCCTCTCTTAACTCTTCTCTCGATAAAATAAAATATAACATGTTATATATATAACAACTATATAACAACCTATGCGCCTTCGAAAAACCAAAAAATATGGACAAACGTCCCTTCCTGCGCGTTACATGCCAACACAATTGTCAAGCAAGGATAAAAAGCGCCAATTTGGAATGCTTCTAAAATCGCGAAAATTATACAAGAACAACAAATACTATACTCGGAAGAATGTTCCCTCTTTTAAAAGCAAAAAATCGTCTCATATAGAAAATGCCAAACGAATATACAACATTGACAACGTTACTCCAAATAATGAACTAGCACGTAAAACTGGATGCTCTTTAAACGCGCTGAAAAAAATCGTGCGTAAAGGTGAAGGTGCATATTATTCCTCTGGTTCACGACCCAACCAAACACCGCAGTCTTGGGGGTTAGCTCGTTTGGCAAGCTCCATTACCGGCGGGAATGCATCCGCCGTCGACTACGACATTTTAAAAAGTGGATGCAGTCACACTAAAAAAGCATACTTGCTAGCAAATAAAAAAGTAAAAGCAAATAAATAATTTTATTTTCTAATCGATGCCAACGATATTATAAACCGTCTTATTTTTCTTCTGTATTCATAATAATCAGGATCATCCGTGTCTGTTACGCTCTCCAGCCGTTTCAAACACTCGTAAAAATGTTTACAACTTTCAACCGTAATTGAACTTGCTCCGTTGTCATATATGGCATTCATTTCATTTCGACACTCTTGATGGTGTTGCGTGTAATAATAATCGTATGATGACAAAGTCATGTAATTCAACACATTGCACATCACGCCAATAACGTCTACTCTCAGCTTTGATAACCTCGTCTCCTCACAACCCATTGTTTCCATTTCAACACTGTTATTCTCCATCTTCCAAATAAGTATTTGAATATATTTAATATAAATAATAATTTAAATTCTAAATCATTATTCTAAATTCATATTTTATTTCTTTTATTAATCAAATGTTTGATTGTTGATTGTTTGATTGTTGATTGGTTGATTGGTTGATTACCTGTGACCACCACCGCCACGACCACGAGTGCGAGGCGCATCATCACCCCCGCGCGACCTGAACGATGATGATGATGGGGCAGGAGCTGCAGCAGATGACGCCGTCCTCCTCAAAACCGGCACATATGCGCCACCATCACTGCCGCTTTCTTCATCGTCAACACGACCACCCGAAGACGACTGACGCGCATCATTGCGCGTCTCGCACATCAACTTGCCACCAAACATGCCCGTCACATTCGTCGCCTGGCACGAATGCTGACCGTTTGCAACGTTCGACACATCAAACTCCACGTACTCACCTTGAACCAAAAACCTGTACTGCTCCTCTTGAACTTTTACATTTGAATGATGCACGAAAACCTCGCTTCCAACCTTTAGCTCGCCACTTCCACCACCGCGAACTACAGTCAAAAAACCAAAACCAGTCTTCATATTAAACCACTTTACACATCCCGCCATCTTTTGTCCACTCGCTGCTGTTGTTGCCATTGTATGCTTGTTGAATTGCTTGATTGCCTTTCTTAACATTATTAGCGACACATCTTTAAGTATCTTTGAATATATAATTTATTTTGCCTGTTCGACTCTAATTTCACACTATTTAAAATTATACTGCTAACTGCTGGCTCACCATATCTTCATTATTTAATTAGTGAGTTACTCCGGGTGATCTATAAGTTTCTAACCATTTATTAAGAGATAAATTGTATATCAAATTTACATTTTTATATTGTGTTGGTATTACTATGTTCGGATAAGTTGTTCCAGAAGATGTATCTAAAAATCCCGATGTAGTTGTTGTAATTGTTAGGGGTGTTACAGTGGTTATTGTTATAAAATAAGATAAATTCGACTGTGGCAAATCAGAAGTTGGTGAAGCATTTGAAAAGATACCACCAAAGTAAATATTTGGACTAATGTATAAGTTTGAGTATACTGGCGCATTCATACCAATATGTGATCCAGAATTATTTTTAATTTGGACTACTTGATTTGAAGAGTTCACCTTTGCGTCTCTATATAATGGCGTTGAACCTGACGCTGTAAAATCACCACAAATATATGCATTACCACCAGAATAATGAATATCTCTTACAATACCATTAACTCCAATATCAGATAAAGTAACATTATATATTTGAGTCCAATTAAAAGTACTTGTATTTAAAATAGCAAGTCTATTTACTTGTGTAGCGCCTCCTACGATTGTAAAACTGCCGCCAACAAAAAGATCATCCACACCTGAGCCATTCTCTAAGGCGTAAACCGGATTATTTACACCGATAACACCAGCACCTGGTGATCTTACTGACATCCATACCATATTTATAGTATCCCAATATGTTAAATATTGTAGATTTGTATTTCCATACATCAAATTCGTAAAATCACCACCAACATATACATTTGCACCAACTTTACTTATACTTCTTACTTGAGCATTCAATTCAGGAATTTGGGAAGATGTCTCAATCCAAGCACTATTCAAGGTCATTACAGCAACATTGTGTGTATTTATTTCCGAAGATGGTGAACTAGTATGTGCTCTGTCAAATTTACCTCCAACTAACAACTTGCTCGACCCTAGATAATATACTGAATTAACATTAGCACCTCCGGTTTGCCATTTTACTCCTGTTGTACCAGAGTCATATAAGTAGTTTGATGAAGTAGTTGGAGACGATTCAAATGGTAATGTATTGAAATAACTGGTTGTTAATGATGTCCCGTTTTCTTGGAATAAAACAAGACTCCAAACATATGAAACTGCTACAAAATCTAAAATGATTGCTTGACTAAAATCACCCCCTATAAATAATCTATTATCTGGTGCAGGAATAAAATATAATGTTCTTACAATTCCATTTAAACTATTATTTCCAAGAGGGGTCCAAGTTCCAGGCGCACCAAATTCAAAAGCAGCAACATAATTAGCAGGTATACTACCTGCTACTGAAGTAAAATCACCACCAACATAAATGACTGTTTGAGTAGTAGGAGGAATATTTGTACCACCTACAGCTAAAGCATAAACTGGACCACCTGTACCTTCAAATGTACTATTGGATAAATTTGTATAATCCGCGCCATTCCAACCCGCTATATTGTTAGCAGTTATGGTTCCTCCAGCGTTTGAAAAACTGCCTCCAAACACTATCGGATATAATAATGAAGACCCCCATGTAATAGCATAAACAGTACCATTTGTTCCTTGCTGACTAGAACTATCTGTAAGAGGAGTCCAAATACTACCATTCCATTTTGCTATATTAGTTGCAGATTGACCACCAGCGACTGTAAAACTACCACCAACATAAAGTTCTGAATTGTCGCTTATTAAAGCATAAACGTAACCATCTGTTCCTACTGGAGCAGGAGAAGGAGGAGGAGGAGGAGTTAATGGAGCCCAATAATGATTACCAGTACTGATATCCCATCTAGCAACATAATTTAATACAGGTAGGTCTCCAGCAGTTCCAGCAGTCGTAAATTCGCCGCCAACATATAAACCAGAATCACCCGAAGTGCTTCCGGCATACAATGCTCTAACTATTCCATTAACACCATTTGCCTGTGTATTATAATCTATAAAAGGATACCATATATTTGCTCCTGGATCATACTTTGCTATATTATTGGCGTAAATTCCTCCAGCATTTGTAAAATCGCCACCTACATAATAAATACCTAGATATTCAATTACTGCGTAAACTATTCCAGAAGGACTTGTCACTTTTTTTACGCCATAGGGCTCAACAATTTCTTCCATAGGACTCCAACTGTAACTACTAATCTCATAAAATGCTACGAATTTGACAATTACATAACTATTTGATTCGAAAGCAATTCCACCAAGTGAACCACCGACTATTACATTACTATTATCATATTTTACAGAATATACCGGTCCATTTACACCCTGACCTGGACCTACTCCTGGTAAATAAGGTAATGGATACCAAGCTGATCCGTCCCACCAAGCGGTATAATAAGCATTCGCCGTCCCAGCAGTTGTAAAATTTCCTCCAGCATACAAACCCGGTTGTGAACCAGTTGTACTATAGTGTAATGACAAAACCGAATTGTTTACGGTGGATATATTGTTATTCCAATTTCCATATAATTCATTTGTTGTTGCTAATGTTAATTCATAAGTTACAATGTAGGGGGAAGAAAATGTTAGACCTCCGGAATCATAAACATTATAAAATTCTCCACCTATATATAGATGCTGGTTAGTACTATTATATGCTATTCCATAAACGTAACTATCTGTTCCTGGTGTATTGGGGGGTAAGGCTCCATTAGAATATAATGAATACCAGAGATTTGATTGCCAACCCGCTACATAATTTGCTGGTTGAGTACCATCTACATTTATAAATTCACCTCCTATAAATACTGCTGACCCACCCGGAATTGAAGAAGCCCAAGTACAACATCTGACTATACCACTTGTTCCAGGTTGAGAACTTGCTCCTAACATTGGGAACCAAGTATTAGTACTCTGATCCCAATAGGTAATATAATTTACATTAATAGAGTTACTATCCGCATATGTAAAATTACCTCCAATGTAAATATTTGTTCCGTCTCCGGTAATACAATACACTGGTCCATCTACACCTTCAGATACACCTGGATTAGATTGTCCATATAATGGACTCCAAATACCATTACCAACTGGACTCCAAAAGGCTACACGTGACGCTGGAACTGCTGTAGTTACATTATATTGTACAGTAGTAAAATCCCCTCCTACATATAATCTGTTTGTACCTGCGTCCCAATATAATGCATACACCGTCGACTCAGTTCCTTCACCGCTAGTATAAATTGTGGATCCCGGAGTACTACCACTACCACCATTTTCCCCAAAAAGTGGTTCCCACGTTTTATAAATAGAATGATATCGCGCAACATTGTGGGCATCTCTTTCACCGGCTTTACTAAAAGCACCTCCTACATAAATATATGTTCCGTCGGTTTCAATAGCATAAACCGCACCATTTACGCCATATGGTGTAATATCTGGATCTTGTACTGGTTTAAATGTATTATAAGGAACAGGAGTATATTCTGCAATATATTTCATATCATTTGTATTTGAATCCTGTGTGAAATCACCCCCAATATAGAATTGTGTAGTTGCTGCCAAGTAAATGTTGTTAACAACATTATTTAATCCAGGAAAAGGAGAATTTCCCATACCTGTCCAACCACCATTCATATAATTTCCAATATTATTCAATAAACTTCCTGATGTAGAATATGTAAAAAGCCCTCCGGCGTATAAGTTTGCTGTTGCTGTAAATGGATTATATTGTATTGCTTGAACGTAGCTTGAGCCGGAATTAGCTATTCCACCGTTTAATGTATCTACAACCGTACCAGTTGTATTTGTTTTAGCAACTAAACTGACAGCACTTCCATTTATGCTACTAAATTGTCCACCTATATATAAACTACTATTTGTATTATCAGTTTCTATAGTATACACATTATTATTTGCTCCATTTGCCCCAAGTTGATAATACTCTGGTCCAGTTGGTGTTAAATCATCTATAATAATTAATTGATCATTATTGTTAGCAGCTGCTACCGAATATGGTGTTGATGAAGCATAAATAATTTCCGTACAACAAGGTCCAGTAGGCCCTGTATTACCGGTTGGACCCGTATTACCGGTTGGACCCGTATTACCGGTTGGACCCGTATTACCGGTTGAACCGGTTGGACCCGTATTGCCGGTTGGACCCGTGTTGCCGGTTGGACCTGTATAACCGGTCGGACCCGTGTTGCCGGTGGGTCCTGAAACAGTGCTTGGAGCAGTGCTTGCAGCGCCGGTTGGACCTGTATAACCGGTTGGTCCAGTGTTTCCAGTTGGTCCCGTATTGCCGGTCGGACCCGTGTTGCCGGTTGATCCAGTGTTACCGGTTGGACCTATTGGACCTCCGCTTGGACCGGTTGGACCTGTATTACCTGGAGGACCTCCGCTTGGACCTGTATAACCGGTTGCACCTGTATCACCTGGAGCACCTGGAAGACCTGCTGTTGCTGCTGGACCTGTATAACCGGTTGGTCCAGTGTTACCGGTTGGACCTGTATTTCCAGTTGGACCTGTATGACCGGTTGAACCTGTATAACCGGTTGGACCCGTATTACCTGTTGGACCTGTATTACCGGTTGGTCCAGTGTTACCCGTTGGACCCGTATTGCCGGTTGGACCCGTATTACCGGTTGGTCCAGTGTTACCAGTTGGACCCGTATTGCCGGTTGGACCCGTATTACCAGTTGGACCAGTGTTTCCAGTGTTACCAGTTGGACCAGTGTTACCGGTTGGACCGGTGTTACCGGTTGGTCCCGTATTG